TGGGGGATGCCTAGGCGTCAATAGGCGATGAAGGGCGTGGAAGGCTGCGATAAGCTCGGAGGAGTCGTCAAACAGGCAATGATCCCGAGATCCCTGAATTAGCGTGTGCCCAATTCATAAGCACACGCGGCTAACGCGGCGCGAGAATTCGCGAATCAGAATCTGGCTCTTCAATTTGGGTGGTTGCCACTCATCTCTGACATACGAACTCTTTTGGACTTTGGATCTTACGTCGACCGAAGGGCCGCCGAGATCCATAAGCTCTACTCGAGTTCAGGGCTGAAGAGGCGAATCCAACTAGGCAGATGGAGTGGTGAAGACGTGACAAACTATGTCTCCGTCGAGAGTCATCTCGGCTTGGACGTAGGTGTCAAACGGTCGACTTTTACAAAGTCTCACCGTTGGGGTGTAGTGCACTGGATTCCCAGTGTACTTCCCAGTCATTACCCTTCAGACGCAGAAATCCTTTCAAAGGCCAAGTTGGTAACCTCCGGCTTTACAGTCGAAGGTCTCAACAAAGGTGCTTGGGATTTACTCCCTTGGACCTGGCTGATTGATTGGTTCAGTAATGCGGGTGATTTTATGCAAACTCACTCGAACACTGTTCCTGCGGCGCCTACTGGGGCATGTATCATGACCCAGACCGATACTATAATTCAGTATCGCGTCGTCGAGCTAACACAAGGTTACTCGGGCGGCGGTGGACTCGCATCCCTCGTATCAAAAGAACGATACGTGGGAGGAGGCTCCTTATCTGCAAAGATCCCTTATATAGGGATCAATCGATTGTCCATCTTAGGGTCGCTGTTCGTTCAGCGCTTTAAGCGCTGACGATCAGTCTCCTTAGGAAAGGAACTACCGATGCTTGGATCCACTTTGGTGATCACTCTTGACGGTTCCGGTGGAACTGCCAAGACTTTGCCGCTCATTAGCCAAGATGGTTATGCCGCCGAATACTATCTCGACGACACGACCGTGACGTACCGCGCGAAAGTGCGGCACAGTCGCGATACCGTCAAGGCGGGCACGCAACCCTTTGACCGTCACTCTGTGACGTTCACTAGGTTTGTGAAGCCTACCGAGGCGATACCTCTTGGTTCGCAGACGGATGTCACGTTCACGATCAGGAATGATCCGAACGGGACGCCGTCAGACATCATCGATGTCTCCGAAGCCATGTCCTTCTATCTTGTGAAGGCTGGCGCTATCGCTGCGAAGCTGCTGGGGTGGGAGTCCTAGGACTCCTACGATCAGGCTGTGCTAATCGCGCCCTTTCCAAGGCGCTTTGAACCATAACCTGGCCCGTCCCACACCACTGTGTCCTCTAAGCCCACAGAGTCTTAACATCGGAGAAGTCCAATGCAAGATACTATGAGCTGTGAGAGGTATGTTCTAGGACTTTACAGGGCGATGTTTTTCGACATCGACCAATTCTGTCCCGAACTCCAAGCTGACAGCATGCGTGATTACAAGCGTTTGCTCTCGGCGATCGATCAGATGGGGTTACATTTTGTCTATGTGACCTTACCTGCCTTTGGGAAGCACTTTGATATGTGCCTCTCAATGGAACGCCTGACTCTTTCGTATCTCCCACATTTTAGGGGATACAACAAGAGAGTACCAGTCCCAAGACTATTCAAGGGGTTGATACTACGCGTTTTCGATCATGATGGGGTTTTGAGATCAACTCCTGATCTGCATGCCATCAAAGCGATTCGACAACTTTGTTCGGTTGTCAAAAAGCTTAAAGTGGTTTGCAGCGAGTCATTAACGTGGGAACACGTCAATGCCTTTCATAGAGTTGATGAAGAAGTTGTCCGAGGCTCCCTTTCTTGGAACCACGGCAACTTTTGCACTGACAACATTGGGAACCTCTCTTTTGAGGATGACCAAGTTGCTGCGCAAACCGAACCTCAGCTTCCTTTGGAGCTGGGTGAGGTCTTCCAGTCCACGATTCTACGAGGAGATTTTGCTGCCACTCTTCAACAAGTGGCTGACATCGTCGCCTCAGAGATCGGAAGATTTAATCCTTCCGAGTGGACCGCTCGACACGGACCCGGTGCAGTCTCAGACATCCCTGCCAGTCGTGCTTTCAAGTACGACTTTCAGTTCTGGCCTGAGAAGCTTAGTAAAGTCTTTCCTCGACCCCTCTTCGCTCACGCGAACTTGGGTCTTTGGGCTGACTTTGCTCAGTCAGTGGTGGATCATAATCCTATTGATCATGAACCGCCGTCGCGGCTAATCGCTGTACCAAAGGAGTTCACTAGGCCACGGCTTATTGCCGCTGAGCCTACTGCGCACCAATGGTGTCAGCAAATCATCCGCGATTTTCTGACTTCCAGAGTGCCGTTCACTTCGTTATCACGGTCGATTCACTTGCGTGATCAATCGTGGAACCAGCGTGCGGCATTGGAAGCTAGTCTTGATGGGATGCACGCGACAATTGATTTGTCAGATGCATCCGATCGAATATCTTGCTGGGTTGTGGAACGTTTGTTCCGCCGCCTACCAGATCTAGTTGACGCGCTTTATGCGTGCCGTACTAGGTGGATCATGCAAGACATCGATAAGAAAACTCCGAAATATTTTCATATTAGGAAGTTTTCTACTCAAGGTTCTGCTATCACCTTTCCTCTGCA